GTGAACCCTCAAGTCAATGTGACAAAAACGACAGACCCCCCGCGCACTTCTGAGCCTATCAAGGGAGCGCTTGTGGAGGGGGTCCCTGTTCAGGTGGTGGCGCAGTCCGAGGGCGCTACTCTCCATGCTGTAAAGAAGCGTTGTGACTACCGTCCTTCACCCGACGTTAGTGACCTTTTCCTTAAAGGTCATGAAGAGCTCATGGCAAAGTTGCATGAGCGTGAAGAAATAAGGTTGGACCGGGATATGGTTGACGCTTATCTTGCAGAGATGAGCGGAGAGAAGCGGGAGAGGTTGGAGGCGTTGTTGGATTCGCAGGATTTCACTTTGCCTGGATTTACGGATAAGACTGTCTTTGCTAAGTCTGAGGGTTTGCTCAAATGGGATGGCGCCCAGCCACGTATTGTCTACCAAGGAGGCGATATGTACAATCTTACAATGGGTGCCGTCGTGTATTATTTGTCTCGTCGTATTGCTGAAGAGTTGAACCGCACAAATCCCAAGAACATTGGGAATCAAGTCCTTTATTGTGTGGGAATGACAGCAGACGAGATAGCAGAAATAGTGCACCATACCCCCGGTGAAGCCTATGAGAATGATTTTAAGAACAACGACGGAAGTCAACCCGCTGGAGTTCGTAAATGGGAGTCAATGTTTTATTATAAACTTGGCGCGCCAAAGTGGTTTGTTAGGGAGTTTGCTGCGAGCACCAGCGTGCGAGTATTCACGCGATATGGGCTCAAGGGGCGAGTGAAAGGGCAGCGTTGGTCTGGGGAGGTTACTACCACCACAGGCAACGGGTATGTCAATGCGTGCGTTTCACTCGCGGCTTTGCAGTATGCTGGTATAACTAGCAGTACCACTTTGGTATACGGTGATGACAATTTAACGTACACGACACAAGATCGTAAGCCAGTGTGTGATGGTTTCGACGTCGTGTCCAAGAGCATAGGTATGGAAAGCAGCGTTAAGCTCGTGCACAAGCGTGAGCAAGCGACGTTCCTTCGCAAGCGGTTCGTACCTAGTGTTGGAAGAACATTCACCGTTCCATC